CTCACAAGACCCAATGTCTAAAGAGTTTATTATTCCTTATCAGGGTGATATTGACCGCGATGGATACTATGAAGACGATTATCATTTGATTGTTAAGCTTACCTATAAAGATAACCCGTGGTTTATCCATGATGAGTCATTAAGCCTTGACCTGTTCCGCTTCAGCCAGTGGGTTAGTTTGTACCTGTTGCTCAAGCTGGAAAGTCTTTTGTTGTAGCTGCTCAACCTGTGCCTGTAACATTTCAGCAGGCTGTTCGGGGTTATTAAAGAACTCGCCAACGTCAGACTGCCCCATAGCCTTAGTAATACGGGTAAGTATGTTGTATTCCTTGTTCATATCATAAAGCGGTGAGCCTTTAGCTTGTAACTGGCCACCGATCGTTAATAGCGCGCTCATGTTTTGCAGTACCGACTCATCATCACCAGCACCAAGGCCAACATTACAAACGATAGGCTGATCACTTAACCAGCGGCGAGGGTCAACGGTTAGCGGCTTACCTAACACCATGATTTCTGTTTTGTCTTTCTGGAAGTGGGTAACAGTCCAAAGCATACCCATGTATAACTCGGTAAAACCTGTCTCAGCATGACCACGGGCAACCAATTCAATCTTAGCTTGCGAGGCATCAGCTACACCGTTAAACCTTGCCGCTGTCTCTTGGCCTAGCTTGTCACTGTCTAGCGCCTGATTAGCCATTAGGGAGCCTGTTCTTTGTGCCCTTGCTGAATCTGCATACTGTAAAACCATCAAAGCCTTGTCACCGATAAAGGGAGTGGGCAGTGGTGCCATGTGCTCAAGTGGATTGCCATCGCCTTTAGTTCTAACAATTCCGCCTATGCGCTGGGTTAGCATGTCGTCCATATTGACGTTCTTATTAACCGCCATTCGTGCAGAGTTGACCTGATACATATTCATCATTGTCTGACGTAACAATGTAGACTTTATGTCTTGGGTTTCCATCACGATTTCAGCACGACTCTTACCGATCAATTGCCCTGGCATCATCAGTGAACATAGAACAGAGTAGGGCGCTATTTCATAAGGCTCAGCCTCTAATAGTTCGCCACCTACTGTGATAATCCGCAGGCGTTCAGCTATTCCGTCACCGTCACGGTCAACTTTAATGTATCGAGTTTCAAGCTTAACAAGTTCACCCGTCCAATCAACGCTGTTGCCTTCAGCAGCTCCGCCTTGTTCTCTCAAGCGGTTTTCTCTATTAGTGCTATTGGTTGGGTCAATGCTTGGCAAGTCTCTCACCAGCTCTTTACCATAGCCCATTGATACTAGGTCGGACTTGGTTAGGAATCTGTCATGCCCAACGGTTTGAGCTTCATCTACACTCGTTGCGCCTTTACTGATAACAAAGTCTTCAGGATTAATATAGCGGTTGAAGTACTTGCCAACAGTCTTTTTAATGGTGGCCTTCAGGTCTTTCTTGTCATCCTTCTGATCTCGGTCTACTTCTTCAAAGTCTACCTTGGCCCCGTCTTGCTCTTGTAACTGAAGCTCAATTTTAACCTCTTCAAATTCATCCTCACTTAACCCTTCATACTCAACAACCTTAACTGTGTCTTCTTCTTCAAAGCCGAAGTTTGTGGCGCTGTATTTGTATATCTCGGCACCCTTGAGCCAATCGAATATTGTTTTGTATGACCCTGGCTGATTGCGTATCAGTTGATTAATGTACTTGGTCTTTTCTTCGGCTATTGTGCGTTCTTTTTCAGAGTCGTTAATCGGTGTGAACTTTAGAATTTCATTGGCACCAAGGAATACCCGAACCAGTGAAGGCATATCAGCTTCAACCAAATCAAATACATCGGTCGATATTACTTGTGACTCACCGTCAACCTCATTGCCTAACGGATTGCCTGCATAGTAATCGTACGCCTTTCTATTCTGCTGATTGAGTTCGTCAGAGGCGTGAATGCTGCCCGCTTCCGCAGTGTTGCGATAAGTCAGCAACTCATCGTTTGTCATTTCGCCCATTAAACTATGCTCCGTTGTGGGTACGCTATTTCGTCCCAGTCATTTGATTTAACAATTATACTTGCTTTATCGAAACTTAGTACCGCAGCGTCAAACAGGTTAGGCGAAGGAATAACCAGCCTGCTACCATCCGGAAGTACTACGCCCTTTCTCAGCTCTTGCTTAGTATAAAATTTAACCGTATCCCCTGGCTTAATTGGCGTCTTGCATGACTCAGCCTTAAGCTTTTCCATCATCTGTGGGGTAATACCATATTTAGTCTTAGGGTCATAAGATGCAAAACTAACCAATGTATCAGGGTCGTGATACTTGCCCTCTGTGACTGCCTCCCAAGTTCTGAATATTCTTTCAGCAAAGCCTATTGTATTTTGTGCCTTCTTATTGAATAGAACGTCTTTGTTTTTGAGTGTCTTGTTGCGGTTAGTTAATCCAGCCGTCTCGCTTTTAAACTCCGCATTAGGGTCGTTGATCTCTGTTGAACCTTTATAAGCGTAGATATTGGTTCCCTTACCGCTAAACCCTTGATCTACATTATCCCGCAGTGTTGCGCCCAATCCATCCGCGTCATAACCGAAAGAGTCGCACCCGTCCATGATTGCCATCTTACAGGCCTCGTCCATTTTACGATTGCCGTTATCTGCCTCTATCTCAGTGACATTAAAAAAGACTATTCCTTGTCGTGCTATATAACCGCATGGGTCGTTGCCAGTGTCAGAAGGGTCACATGCTGAAGTAATCGCGCCTCTAGGTTCTAGGCCTAGTTTCTTGTGCGCGTCAATACAGGCGTTAAACCAGTCCTCTTTAATAACGCTGTTCGCTATATCATCGTTGAATTTACCGTTCCAAATACCATCAAACCTTGCTCTAGACATAATGCCCCTCTTAACCTTTGCTTCATCCTTCTCAAGCTCAAGCCTTAATGACTCATCATGGATAAACCACGGGTTATCTTTATAGGTAAGCTTAACAATCAAATGATAATCGTCTTCATAGTATCCATCGCGGTCAATATCACCCTGATAAGGAATAATAAACTCTTTAGACATTGGGTCTTGTGAGCATTGGGTCTTGTGAGCTGCCTGTATTCCATAAGTACCAAAGTTCAGCGCCTGGAGTGTCTCGAAGTGTTGGGCCTAGTGTGTCGATAGTCGATTGCTTTGTTTTCTCGGACTCCTCCATCAGAAAATACTTATAATCTGACGCGCCTTTCATATCGATAATGTTTTGCATACCGCCAAACGTAAACTTGCCGCTGTTTGAATTGCGTATCTCCCACTTAGACGGAACCGATAGAAAGCCACCTAAGCCGCTTCTTTTAACATTGGATTCTATGCCCGCAAAGATGGATTCTTTCAGGGAGGTCATACGTTCACGCAATACATAGACCCGACTAGCGCATGAATGTACATCACTGGTCATAACATTCTGAGCAAAGCGGGTTTTCATTCCACCTCGACCGCCAAACATAGCCTTATATTTCTTATGCTTCAGTATTAAAGGCTCAAGCTTTGCGACAAGTAAAACAGTTGGCTCCTCGTCTGTTGGCTGCATATCGCCGATCTTGCCCTTCCATCGTCTAATGACATTAGGAACTAAAACGCCATCTACTTTGTCTACTCGGTCAATAACACCGTAAACAGTTGGCTCAAGTGAACCGCTGGCCGCTTTAACCAATGGTTCTAGAATATCCATCCGGCGCATTAGTGCAGCGCTAGACATTGGCTATCTTCTCTAGAATGGCAATCCTTTCTTTAAGGCTTGTCCCTTCTTCAATAATAACGGAATCCCTAATAATCCCCATCATCACTTGCCCAACGTCACCAGGGATAACGCCAGAAGATACCGCACTCTCAATAGCTTCAGCCTTTTGTGTTGGCGTCCCATTGGCTGGATAACTAAACTCAACCTTTTCAAGTGTGGCCTTCAAGCCTGGATACATTTTAGATAGAAACTCTTTAAGTATTGCGGGTGATGCTGGGTCGTCTGGGTCGAATGCCCTTTCTGCCACATATTTTATAAATGCAGACTCAGCAACTTCCTTTGTTGCGTTCTTTGCAACTCCCAGCATTGCATTCTTTCGCATAACCTCAAATAAAACAGTCTTTAACGCCTTAGTTCTAGAGGTTCTTTTTACTGGCTGCTTATCTTTACTGAATGATGTTTTAGTCTCAATACCCATAGTTTGCCGTTATATTGCCGTTATTTAAGGAAATCTTAGCATAAAAAAAGCCCGTAATTAAACAGGCTTGATTAGATTGAATCACCCCCCCTACCGTTTAGGCTTGCGGATGACTTTCTTTTTCTTCTTCGCTTTCTCTTTTGGCGTGTGTCCTGGCATATCAAACTCCTTTTTATGTGACTGTTAATATTTGACTAGCTGAAGCCCACGGTGGAACTGTTAAGCCTGACCCCTGCCAATTACCTTTCCTTGATACTTCTTGAAATAATCCACGGTCATCATCAGAGCCAGCAATGATAGTGCCGTTTTGCCCTGACACTTCATCGAATATAGTCGTTCCTGAATCTTCATTGATAGGGTATAACCTAACAAGTGTCCCAGCATCCACGATTGACAGGTTGGCTATGATGCCAGGGAATTTGTTTACACTTGCTTTTTGATAGATTCTATCGAATGTCATGCTTCCGGTGTAGTTTGTAAAAGTATGCACAAGGACGCCATTAATTCGCAATTCTATATTTGAGCCTGCACGTTTAAAGCTATACAGCCTAAAAACCTTATCATCTGCAACAATTCCAGTAGGTGATATAGAGCTATTGCCCGCACCTTTAACTTGAACTGACCCATCTGCATTAATTCGCAGCCATGCCAAATTAGCAGCATCGCCAATTAATACAGCAGCCGCTGCCATAGTTTGAAGGGATGAGAAAATGCCAATCTCGAAATCATCCGTCAGCGCGATACTGGGAATAGTTGCGTAATCTGCATCCGCTTCGTTGCGGCGAAAATAACGAGTTATGCGGTGCGTCCTGTTTGTAAGATCATATGCGCCCATGACTACACCCAAATATAAACGTCAGTAGCAGTGGTTCCCGTTGCCATCACTTTGATAGATGGGCCTACAGGTACAATGCCAACTTTATCTAGAATGGCGCTTGATAGAAGTGTTTGGGTTTGGCCGTCTGCACTTAATACCGTTACCGTTCCACTTACCCCCACTTGAACATGCGTAAAAGGTGTTGTTGCGTATTCTGTGGAATCAGAAGGGGTTATTGCGCGTACAAATCCGAGTGAATCAGCCATGTCTTATTACCTGTGATTGAATTTTTTATAACAGTAGCATAATAAGGAATATTAGGCTGTTAGTTCATCAAACGTAAACCAAGCCTCTAACTGACCATCATTCCCCTTACATGCCTCGATAATAGAATAGCCATCTACCTGATACAGTGTTTCCTCGCCTTTTTGCTTCAGTATTCCGACAATCTCCACGATCTCACAATTATCATTCCTGATAACCTCCTTACCTATAAAGAACGATTCTGATTTATCGGTCATTGTTTAGCCTTGCGATATGCTGGAACCGTTGCTGCTCAATGTATGAATCGACCTTGGCATCAGTAACCGCCAAACCTTTTTCATTCTCGATAGCCTTTTGCTTCGCCCCGCTCGCGATCTTTTCATAGACTTCCTTGTGAATCTCAAGCTTCTGAATACGAACCTCACCGATAGCTAGGGCAGTCCCCAATGCAATAGATAGCGCCGCCACCTGTTGTATCTGCCCTATGGATAAGTTAATCCCTGACATTATACGAACATCATCGCCAAAGCAGAAAACCCATACAATGGAGCCGCAATACATGACAGCGCTATAACTGTTAGAACTGCGAATCCTTTCATATGTTGCCCTACTTCATTGTGTACTGTGTGTTGAGCCTGCATTGTGTGCATAGCCTTGTACCCTTTTTGTGAGTTCAAGTAACAGTATAAAAAAAGGCCAGCCATTTGACCAGCCCGCAAGCAATTAATCCCAAACTAACCAAAACGACATAAGCGTCAAAACAATGGAAAGCGATACAATGCCCGCAAATAGTGCCAACTGCATTACATTTGTCTGGTCAATATACAACCACATTGATACTAAACCGAGAACTACAAATACAATCATCAATACTGTGAAAAATATTTTCATCGGCTTATCCATTTCCCCGCACCTCTAAGTAAATTCACTGATAGAACAAGGCATATCATATTCATCTGCCAACCTTCTGGCTTCCCTTACATCCTCATGCGCCTTTCGTGCTGCCATTTCCCTCTTGCTTGCTACCGTCCGGCCTCTTGTCTTGCTGGTCTTAGGTGCGCCGCTTGGACCTGCGAATCTTGCTTTTATCTCGCTTCTTTGTGTTTTCATTTTACCAACTCCTTTTCTGGCGGCGCTGGTAGTGGTTGCCAGTGTGTAATCCGTTCCAACTCATAGCCTGTGTGATCGACATTCTTAGTCATAATCTCAGACACTCGAATAGCGTACATTTTCCCGTTGTTTGTTACTGCTAGAACCTGGTGTTCTTCATCCGGTAGCTTATAGCTAACATCAATCCATTTCATAACGCCGCCTTTGCTGCTCTGATTTGATCAACAAATACACTGGATGCACAATGTTGAGACTGGCCAATGTGATTAACGATTGACTCGATACCCTTGTCATAACGTAGGCCGTACTTTCTGCCCTGAGTTCTAAACCAGAAGGTAATCTGATCTCTTGGAACGCTAAAGTCTGTGGATAAGTGGACCATTATCTTTTCCTTTGTTTAGTTGGCAGTTCTAGTAATGGCGTCCAATGCGTAATGCTATCTAGTCGCACCCCAAATACCGAAAATTTCCCATCTGGCAATCGTTAATCACATTGGCCAGTCTCAACATTGTGCATCCAGTGTATTTGTTGATCAAATCAGAGCAGCAAAGGCGGCGTTATGAAATGGATTGATGTTAGCTATAAGCTACCGGATGAAGAACAC